AGGAGAATTGGAAGAAGCCCTCGGACTGAGCGGTGTTCTTGTGGACAGAGACGGTGACAGCAACATCAAAATCGGCTTTCGGGAACCGCGCCGGGACGGAAACAGCAATGCCAAAATCGCAAACATCCTGGAATACGGACGGCACGGTCAGCCTGCTAAGCCTTTTCTGAAGCCGGCAAAAACAGCATCGGAGTCTGCCTGTATTGATGCGATGGTTCGGACACTGGAGGAGGAAATCAAAAAGGTATGAGTATTCTGGAAGAACTTCATACACTTCTTTCCGCTCTCGGGTTTCCGGTGGAAACGGGACATTTCACAGACACGGCACCGGAACGGTATTTTGTAACCGTACCGCTTTCCGACCGTTTTACGCTCCATGCGGATAACCGCCCCGGTGCGAATATCGAAGAAGCACGCATCTCCCTGTTTTCCAAAGGCAGCTACTCCGCTATGAAACAGCGCACGGTCAAAGCCCTGCTGGAAGCGGATTTTACGGTAACGGACCGCCGATACCTGGGCTTTGACAGTGAAACCGGCTATCATCACTATGTGATCGATGCCGCAAAATATTACGAATGGGAGGTATAACCCTATGGCTACCATTGGGCTTGATAAACTCTACTACGCAAAAATCACCGAAGATGAAAACGGTGACGAAACCTACGCTACCCCAAAACTCCTCGCAAAAGCCATCTCCGCCGATCTGTCGGTTGAACTGAACGAGGCAACGCTTTATGCCGATGACGGCGCTGCCGAACTGGTCAAGGAGTTTAAGGGCGGCACGCTGTCACTCGGCATTGACGATATCGGAGCCGATGTTGCCGCCGACCTGACCGGTGCCACAGTCGATTCCAACAAGGTACTGGTCTCCGGCGGCGACGATACCGGCTCCTCTGTTGCGGTGGGATTCCGTGCCAAACGCGCTGACGGCAAATACAAGTATTACTGGCTGTACCGCGTCAAATTCGGCATCCCGGCAACCAACCTTGCTACAAAAGGCGACAGCATCACCTTCTCCACGCCGACAATCGAAGGCACCGTCACCCGACGCAACAAACCCGACGGAAACGGCGCACATCCCTGGAAGGTAGAGGCAACCGAAGGTGACACTGCTACGGCTGCGGTGATTGCCGACTGGTACAAGCAGGTATACGAACCGAAGTACACCACATCGGAACCGTCTAAAGTCTGAAACGGAGGAAAGAAACGATGAACAGTGACCGTTCTGCCGTCATTCGCATCGGGGACGAAGAGTATCCCCTGCTTCTGACGACCAAAGCAACAAGAGAAATCGCTGCCCGCTACGGAGGGCTTGAAAATCTCGGCGAAAAGCTGATGAAAAGCGAGAACTTTGAAATGGCACTCGCCGAAATCGTATGGCTGATTGCGCTTCTGGCAAATCAGCCCATCCTGATTCATAATCTGCGCCACAAGGATGAGCAGAAACCCGTCCTGACAGAAGATGAAATCGAACTTTTGACGGTACCTACCGACCTTGCGGAATACAGAACCGCCATCACCGATGCGCTGTATAAGGGAACCAAACGAAACATCCAAAGTGAAGAGGACGGTTCCCCAAAAAACGGAGCGGTCGGGTAAATGATGAGGAACTGTTTACCCGACTGCTCTATTTCGGGCTGTCGCAACTGCATCTCCCCGTCGATGAAATCTGGCTGATGCCGTTCGGACTGCTTCTCGACCTGCGGGAATGCCACCGACAGTACACCGGCATTTCCAAACCGCATCGGGAGATTACCATCGATGATATCATTCCGCCCGGAATATGAGTTTTTGTTATCAGAAAGTTATCTGGACTTTCTGCCTCTCTGACGGTATAGTATAGTCAGCAAAGGAGGCAACCGATATGACAAATATTCTGAACGAACTGTGGGACGGAGAAATTCATCCGCAGGATTCCCTGATTGACGGAAACGAATACTACAAAGATTTGCAACATCTGCTGTCACGCAACCAAGCGGATCTTGCCAGAACACTTTCGGATGAACAGAAAGATCTGTTTGAAAAGTACTGCAACACCCTGGGCGAGATGAACTCCATTTCCGAGAAAGAGGCATTCTCTGCGGGAGTGCGCTTCGCCATGCGACTGGCGGCAGAAACACTGAGCGGAAAATGACGCATCTGTAAAAAGAAAATCGGAAACCATATTCTGCATCAGCCGGACATCTGAGTCCGAAAATTTATATTTCATAGCATCGGTCAAAACGGCCGGTGCTTTCTTTATGCCCGGGGTTTCCGGGCTTTTTTAGGCTTCACCGCGTAATTCCAATGGTGCAATTGCGCAGTAAAGCCTTACTGCCGCAAAGGAGGTGACAGGAATGGCAGACAGCAAATTCGGACTGAAAATCGAACTGGAGGGCGAAAAGGAATTCAAGCGCTCCCTATCCGAAATCAATCAGTCTTTTAAAGTTCTCGGTTCCGAGATGAAGCTGGTGGATTCGCAGTTCGACAAAAACGACACCTCTACCGAAGCTCTGACCGAACGCAACCGGGTTCTCGGAAAACAGATTGACGCACAAAAGCAAAAAATCGAGGTTCTTCGGTCTGCGCTCCAAAATGCCGCCTCTTCCTTCGGCGAAAACGATCGCCGCACCCAGGCATGGCAGATCCAACTGAACAACGCACAGGCCGCTCTGAACGGCATGGAGAAGGAACTCCGGCAAAACGAAGCCGCACTGGACGGTACCGCCGACGGAATGTCCGAAGCCGCAAAAGGAACAGACCGGCTCGGTGACGAACTGAAGAGTACCGGAAAGGAATCGGACGAAACCGGAGGAAAATTAGAAAACCTCGGTAAGGTCTGCACAACCGTCGGTGTTGCCGTGACTGCCGCCTGCGCCGCCATTGCAGCCGCTGCCGTTTCTGCCGGGAAGGCGCTGATTCAGATGTCCGTTAACGGTGCCGCCTTTGCCGACGGCGTTCTGACGGAATCCACCGTGACCGGGATTGCCACCGACAAGCTGCAGGAATATATGTACGCAGCAGAACTGGTGGATGTATCAACCGAAACGCTCACCAAATCCATGGCAAAGCAGATCAAAAGCATGAAAGCGGTTCAGGACGGTACCAAGCTATCGGTGGAAGCCTATGAAAAATTAGGGGTTACGGTCCTTGATGCAGACGGCAATTTGCGGGACAGTGATACGGTTTACTGGGAGGTCATCGACGCACTCGGCAAGCTGGAAAATGAAACGGAACGCGATGCGCTCGGTATGCAGATACTCGGGAAATCTGCCCAGGAACTGAACCCGCTGATTACGGCAGGTGCCGCCCGCATGGCAGAGCTCGGCAAGCAGGCACAGGCTGCCGGATATGTCATCAGCGAAGATATGCTGAATGCCTACGGTGCTTTGGATGACCAAATCCAATACCTCAAGGTCGGGTGCGTTGCCGCCAAAAACGCCCTTGGCACGGTCCTGCTCCCCGTTTTAACGAAGCTCGGTGAGGAAGGCGTTGACCTGCTTGGCAAGTTTACAAACGCCATCTTAGGGGCAAACGGCGATATCGGTATTATGTCCGAAAATGTCGCGGCTCTGGTACCGGACATTCTCGCAACGGTTGAGCAGTATATTCCGACACTTCTGTCTCTCATCGGGAGTCTGCTCGGAGCGGTTCTGAAACTGGTGGTAGACAGTCTCCCCGCCTTGGTGAATGAGATTTCTTCCATCCTGACCTCCGTCCTCGGGGCAATCATTACGGCACTGCTGTTTTGCATCTCATCGGAGCCGTGACGGAAACGGTTCTGAACAATCTTCCGGCGCTGACCGATGCCGTTTTCCGGATTGCATCTTCCATTGTAACCGCCATTCCCGACCTGATGAGCCGGATTGTTACGGCACTGTCGGATGCGCTCCCCGGCATTGCAGATGCCATTCTGTCCGCCGCTCCGATTCTGTTGCAGGCGGTTCTCGACACGGTAGCCGGCATTGCGGACCTTCTTCCGAAGATATTGGAAACGGTAATCGCTCTGATTCCGAAGCTCATCGACGGAACCGTGTCCGCCCTGTCCGCATCTCTGCCCAGAATTTTCTCTGCAATCGTGAAATTTATCAAGCAACTGGTGCAGAAGCTCCCGACACTTCTGAAAGCCGTCGTGACACTTATCCCCGCACTGATAGCAGAACTCTCTGCGGCAATTACGGACAACCTGCCGATGATTGCGGAAGCGGTTCTTTCCGTCGTCACATCCGTGGCAGAGATGCTGCCGGAACTGATTCGCCTGCTGTCCGGCATCATTCCGGGTATCGTTCAAAGCCTTATCGGCGCACTGACTTCTGCACTGCCGACTCTTTTGAATGCCGTGATGCAGGTTGTTTCTGCCGTTGTGGAATTGCTCCCGGAGATCATCCGCCTGATTGCGGAAATGATACCGCAAATCATCTCCGGCGTTGTTTCGACCCTGCTGACCTGTCTTCCGCAAATCATCAGCACCCTGGTCGGCGCACTGACGGAGGCAATTCCGCTCCTGATTGATACGGGAGAGCAGCTACTGTCCTCTATCGTTACCAATCTGCCAAGCATTCTGACGACCGTTCTGGATGCGGTTGTGACAGTGGTGATGGGCATCATTGACACTCTGCTTGAAAATATCCCCGGAATTGTGGAAGCCGGCGTCTCCCTGATCTCTT